GAAGTCACCATAAATTTTTTATCATCAAAGTCTGATGCAGAATAATTAGATCCAGTTATCGCTGTAAAATTATCTAATAAAATTATATCTCCAGGCGCAAGGCTATGACCTGTAGCAAAGGTTATAGTTACTGTGGCTGAACCGTTTGTGGTGCTAAAAGCATTTGTAAGTGTTGTTGTAGATTTAATAGGGTGTATGTCATAAAACACACCACCTGAGTAAGCGTATAAAATCCTGTTTGTACCAATAATTGAAAATTTAATTCCTGACCTATTAACAATATGGTGCATAGCTCTTGCAGAGCCTGTTATTTCATTAGGCCCTAGTTGTTGCCATCCACCTATTTTTTCAGGGGTGTTATATCTAAATCTAACGTTATCACCATCAACCCATTGGCCTTCAGCTTGCGTAGGTGTCAGTTGTTTATTAAATCCAGGTAAAAAATTTAGTTTCTGTAATGCCATAATGACATAGTATATAGCGTTTTATCTAAAACTCAATACTATACTTATTCTACGTAGTCAATCCAATATTTAAAACTAACAGGGTGAAATTGCCCATAAGATAGCCATTCTTTATTACGTAGGTTAAAATAACTTTGAGATTTAGCAAATTTTAAGAGCATTTGAAAGTTGGGGTCAGTAATTTTATATTTGTCCACGCAGTGTTTCCAAAAAGGAGTATTGTATTTTGACCCTGAAAGATAATGCCACAAAATAAATTGTTCTAATTGATAAACGTATTCTTTAAATTTTTTAATAATTTCTTTTTTAGGTGTTTTATTAAATATATGGTCATAACAAAATCTATACCATTGTAGATAAGCTTGTACAGCAGTAGCTTCTAAGGGTTCTAAAAAGAATAAACGATTACCACTTAAAAAAACATTGTCCTGAATTGGATTTTTAGCAATGTAACAATTAAAATTAAATCCCTCAATAGGATCCTCTACCTTAAAAAGCTCTTTAAAATTTTCTGTAGCTTTTTCTTTAGAGGTAATATCCTTATTATAAAGATACCCATGAGACGTAGTATTGTTGGTATTAGGAATAACAAAAGTCCAACCGTCAGGTGTAGCTACACATCTAGTCCAATTAGTATTAGGAACACGTTCATTAGTTTGTTTTAATAAAACTGAATTTAAAGGATTATTTAAATCTTTATATTGCTCAGGTTCATTCCATAGTTTACCCCTGCAGTCAAAAATATAATCACTATCTACTTCTTTAGTATCATTAATTTTTTGTTTTTTAACTTTAAACCTACCTGAATTAATAATTGCATCTTGTAATTTTGTAGGAGAGTAATGAACAGCAGTATTATTAAAACTAAAAGGATGAAAGAAAGGTTCTTTTTTCTTACCCCAATTTTCATAAAGCACTCCAAACTTAGGGGTAGCCTCAATAGTATTGTGATACCAATTCATTCCTAACCCTTTCCATAATAAATCAGGAGCTTCTAATACTGTAGCTTGTCCTACCTTTTCTTCTGGAACCTCGGGATCATATATTAATTCAACTTCACAATTAGTGTAAGTAGAGAAATGAAGTGCACCAAAACACCCTGCATTTCCCTTTCCTATAAAAGTTATTTTTTTATTCATTTTATGTTAAAAGCAATCACAGTTTTTCTTTTATTGTTTTTAAAAGATTTGGAACGATGTTTAATACTAGAACTAAAAGTTAAAATATCTCCTTCTTCTACATTGAACGTTTCAATTTTATCATTTTTAGGATTCTTAAATTCTGTTTTCATAGCACAAATAGGCATTTCTAAATAATATATACACGAGTATAATACATTATCATGAGTATGCCAGCCATGGGTATCATGACGCTGGTACTGTTGAAACCAACCATTAGTTATTTTAAACGAATTATTTCTATAAGTATTACAAAAATAATCTCCAAAAGTTTTAAGAATATTGTTTGTAAAATATTTCCAATATTCTTGTTTCCCAGTAAGACTCCAATCAGTGTGACTAATTTTATCAACTGTTCCATGTTCTTTTAAGGTAGTTTTTGGAATACTAGCAATCAAATTTAATAATTTTTGTTTATGGTTTTTATGATCTGTAACCTTATAAATATTCATATTAATTTATACCAAGATGGTATGGTATATCGTTTTCCTTTAATAACTGTTTTAATTCCGTGACCATAAGGAGCGCCGCTAGGAAAAATAATACAGCTTAATGCTTTTACTTTAAAACTTTCTCCTGTTTCAAAAAAAAGTTCTCCTCCTTCGTAGTCATCATTTAAATAACAAAGAGAAGAAAAATCCATCATATCATTTAGTTTTGGAATACGGTCTTGATGAAGGTCCATGCTTTCACCTTTTTTCCATCGAACTAAACGAAGATCACTATAAGCTTTTGTTTTTACTTTAAAATAATGGTCAATAAAAAAAACATTTTTATGTTCATAGTATTTTAATAAAGATTTAATCTTAGCATTAGGTATATCTTGGTAATGAATATTACGACTTTTATGAAACTCCCTCGTGTCATCACATAGATGCGTGTTTTTATTATAAAATTTTATTAACGTTTTTGCATCTTCTGGTAACATAAAATCTTCTAAAATATATATCATTTAAATTTTCCTACCCATTTTACTGACAGTCTAGCTATGTGGGGTTTTTTAAAACTCAAAGCTTTATGTGATTCATCAGCTGTAATTTGAATTAATCTGCCGTGTTTAAAAGGAATCTTTCGTTTAATGTGAATAAACTCTCCTCCAATATTTTCTATTTCTTCATTACACAACATTAAAATAAAAGCATATTGATCTTTTGTACCGTCCTTATGCAACGTTCCATCCATTCCTTTAAATTGTAAATTAGAACATATTTCTATAAGCTGCATTTCTTTCTTACAAATATTTTGAATATGTTGAAAAGAGTCAATTAAAATTTGTGTAAGTTTTTCATCATTTATTTTAGAATTAACAATTCCATTATTAAAATATATTTGACCAAGCAATCTATGGCTTCCCGTTTCTTTGTATGGCCAAGAGTATCTATTAGCTACATTAGTAGCTGACCAAGGGTTTTCAATTAATTTAGAAGCTAGTTCACTTGTAAATCTTTTATCAAATTTACCATCATATATTTTAATCATAACTTTATTGAACTATCTGAATTTCCTCCAATAAAACCTTTAGGAAAAATATTAAACGCAATTGAATAACGGTTTTGGTTTGAGTTATTAGGAAGTATTTCATGACTTAATAAACTAGGAAAAATAATAAGAGTATTATTATTTGCTATGGGAAGATTCCAATTATCACAATTATTAATTGTGTATTCTGTTGGAGTTTCTAACCACTGTCTACGTTTACCGCTATAAAATCTAATGTTAAAATTTTCATCTCCGACAGGATAATAAACCCCACTTAACCAAGAATTAGAATGATAATGAGCTCCAGCATGTCCTCCAGGTTTAACTTTAGTTGCCCACGAAGTGGTAATACGATAATTAGTTTTCCATTTTAAAATATCTTTAATATAGTGATCAACGCATTGTTTTAAATCTTTTTTAAGTTCAGGTGTTTTTGAAAAAAAATTAAAACCTTTTCCTGCGTATGCTCCATTGTCTGCTTGGGATCCTAAACCAGAAGTTCTAACAATCCATTTTGAATTTTTCAATACCTTTAATATTTTATTAGAGTCAGTTGAAGTAGTATATATTCCTACAACTTCTGGAAAAAGTTGAAGAACGTGATTAATTTTGATCATATGTCAGCGGCAGGATCTTTTATTTTTACAAAATTTGTGGGTAGTCCAAGATGGGGACGAGTATCATAAAGTCTTCCCTTTTTAAAATTGTAATGAAAAAATACTTGATTACAAAAACGACCTTCAAATACATCTCTCCAATGAGTTATTTTTTCTCCTCTATAAGCTACCATATCTCCAGGTTTTAAATCTACACGTATTTTTTTCTTATTAATTAAAAAATAAATAGGCCATGGATCTCCTCCTAAATTAAGAGTAGTTGATATATCACAGGATTTCCTATCCGTGTGCTTTTCAAGTTTTTGTCCGCTAGAATAAGAACGAGTGTATGAGTAGGTTGGTATTAGTTCAAGGTTTAATTCTTTTGACGTAACAAATAATAATTTTTGAAGTAAAACATCAAAAGCTGGATCTCCGTAAATAGAGAAAGCTCCTTCAACTTGACCATCATTCATAGTTCCTATCTCTTTTGATCCTGAAGGAATAAAACGACTTTTACTCATAGTAATGTAAACTTCTTTTTTACATAATAAATAGTTTGATAAAAACTCTGACAGTTCTGGTGAAACTGCTTGTTTAATTATTTTATAATTCTTTTTTTTAAAGCTCATTATTAAAGTAATTTAAGTTTATAACTATCCTATTTTTAGAATCTGTGCAAGTAGTTCCAGCGTGTTTTAATCTTCCATCAAATATAACTACCCTGTTTTCACGGCTGGTTATTTGTTTGTTGTTATGTTTAAAAATAGTTTTTCCATTATTAGTGTTTATATAAAAGATGGCAGTGTTCCATTTATATTTCCAATCAAAATCATTATGAAAGTTAAATACTTGTTTTGTTTTAGTTTTAACTAAAAGATTTGCTTTTATTCGTGCAATAGAATCCATATTTAATTTTTTTATTAACGGTTCTAGTAAAGAAAAAAAATCAGAGTTTCTAAGTTTACTGTAAAAAAGATGAGTAAATTGAAAATTTTCTTCGTCATCATCTTCATCATTAACGTAATCATTATAAAACCAAGGAAAAGAAAATCCTGTTATTGTCGACTGTATTTTTTTAAATTGATCTAAGGGTAAAAAATTATCAATTACTTTCATAAATTATTTAAAGGGTTGTCCTAAATGCCAATTAGTCAAACTAAGTCTAATTCCTTTTTTAACAGGGTTAACTCGGTGCCACACAAAAGAAGGAAACACAACCATTGATCCTTTCTTTCTCATACTTGCGGGAGAGTCTTTCCAATCCTTCCCATTAAAATTATGTTTATAAAATTCTAAATCCCCTCCTTCATAGTCATCGCCATCATTAAGAGCTACAACACTAGATAACTTTCTTATCTTTCCTCTCATATAGAACGGATCTTTTTCACCAAAAGGAATATGAAACTGGTCTGTATGCCATTTATAAAATTCTCCTGGCCTGTATTCTGTTAATTGAAATGGCTCAGAATGATCCCACTCAAAATTCCAACCTGCATCTTTATTACTTTTATAAATAAAAGGATGTGTCCATCTATAAATCCACCACGCACTATCAAAAGCTACATGAGATTTTCTAACTTTTTTATTTACTACTCTGGAATCTTTATTTTTTTCTCCTCCTACTATACCTAGTTTTGTTTTTGAACTTTTAATAAGAGAGATTATTTTATCGCAGATATGATGAGGAATAGCATTTTCATAACAATAGTAATTAAACCTTGTGTTCATTATATAACTTTAACATTAAAAGAAATAGAAATTCTTTCTTTGTTACTTAAATTAGGTTTTATCCGATGTTCTAAAGAAGAAGAGAAAACTAATAATTGTGTTTCCTCAGGTTTATAAAAATAATAAGATTGATTAAAAGGATTCCATTCTTTAACAGTAAGACCAGTCATGTCATTACTATGAGCACCTATGTCGGGATTTTTAAAAACTATATTCCCTGACTTAGGGGGAACGGTAATATAATACGCTGCTGAAATATCACATCCACCTCCCATATGACAATGATCATAATTAAAATGATTTTTACCATTGATATTAAACCAAAGACCCAAAATTTGAAAAGTTCTTGCAGTATCAAATTTGTAGTAATCAATATGTTGTTGTAATGATGGAGTTATGGCTTCTATAAATTTTTTAATAGTAGGATGAGTTAAATTTACATTATAAGTTTGATAACCTCCTTCATTAGATAAAATTCTTCCAGGTTTCTTTCTTTCTTTGTTAATGTAAGATATTAAAGACTTATTAAGTTTTTTATCATTAATGGTAGTAGATGTAATTGAAGAAGCAAAAACTATATTAGTATCTATTTTAGACATATTGCATTGTAGTTGTAAATAAACAATTAATTTGATTTCCTTTATTTTTAGTAATTGTAATTTTAGATGTAGTTGGGATTAGCCAAAACATTTTATTTTTAATAGGATAGTTCCATACGTTTTGGGGTCGTCTTCCATTATCGTATTCGACTCTTATGTTACAAGAATTTTCTTCTACATCTGCTGCGTAAAATAAAACAAAATCATCAGAGTGTCTTAGATTTCCATAATCTAAATACTCTCTTGTAAGACCGCTTTCTCCAGGTAAAAAAAGATTACCGAAACGAGTAGTAGGTACAAGAGATTTTGTTTTTTCAGCAACAATATATTTTTTTAAAACTTCACTTGTAACACGTTCTAAGGCTTCACAATTATATACTGTGTAATCTAAATGTTCTTTATTAATAAAGTCTTTTTTAATATAGCTTTCATAAATTTTAAAAACTAATTCTAAGGGTTGGTGTTTACACTCTATCTCCCCACAATAACTAACTAATTGACTTAGCACTTTCTTTAACATATGTTATTTTTATACAGGATTATGAATATTTTAGCAATACATACTTCTCACGACGGAAGTATTACTATCGTCAAAAACAATAAATTTTTTGCACATGCGCAAATTGATAGGTTTAATCATATAGTATCAAATACAACTCCCCCTATTAAACTTCTAAGACATATTAAAAATTTAAATATACAGTTTGACGCAGTAATATTTAGTTTTACAACCGATTCTTGTCATGCATTTTGGGAAGAACAATTAATAAAATTTAATTTATTAAAACCAGATTGCTTATTAAAAGTCACAAATTGTGATCATCACTACTATCATACGTGTTGTGCTAAAGCAACAGTAGGAAATAATAAAAGTATAGTGGTTATTGATGGGCATGGAAGTGCTTTAAATAAAGATGATTTATGTGAACAAGAAAGCATATTTCAAAAAGATAAAAAAATATACGAATCAACTCAAAACATTGGTTTTGATTACGAACTTAAAACAGCTAAAGAATTTAATTTAAAACGAGGCGCTTTTAGAAGTTGTGGAAAACTAATGGCTTTAGCTGCTTATAAAAAAAATATTGGTTTATTCCAAAAAGAAACAGAATTAAAAATTAAAAACATAATGCCCAAAGAAAATGTAACTTATACAGGTGGGGTAGCTCAAAATGTATTAGCTAACTCTCAGTTCCTAAACTATAAAAATTTTAAAATAGATCCTTTGTGTACTGATCAAGGTATTTCCTTAGGTGTCATGTATGATTATATGAAAGGAAATATAACTCTTCCAAATCCAGTCTATTTAGGTTTTCCACCATCATATGAATTTTTGCATTATCCAACCTTTAAGAAGTATGATATCATTAATACTACCCCAAAGGATGTATGTAAGATTTTAAAGAAAGAACCAGTAGCTCTCTTTCAAGGACGTTCAGAACAGGGCCAGAGAGGCTTAGGAAATCGATCTTTACTCATGGATGGCACTCATCCTCACGCTATTGCATTAGTTAATAAAATTAAGCGTAGAGAGTGGTTTAGACCTTTTTCTCCTGCGATTATGGAAGAATATGCGAAAGAGTATTTTGATATTAAAAACCCTTCACCCTATATGCTTTATGTATTTAAAACAAAAAAAGATTTACCTAACGTAAGTGCAATAGATAAAACTGCTAGAGTACAAACTGTTAGTAAAAAAAATAATCTTCATTTTTATAATTTACTTTCTACATTCAACAAAAAATATAAGATTCCTTTCTTGCTCAATACAAGTTTAAATTTAGCTGGTCATACGCTAGTAGAAGATTTAAATGATCTTAAGTATATGCTTGATTATAGTGATTTAAAATATGCTTATTTACCTGAGGTAGGAAAATTAATTATATCTCAATAATATTTCCAACTGGTGTATAGTCGTCTATTTTCCATGTTTGACTAGCTTCATCCCAATATTGTGTTATTGCAAATGTAGCATCAACTCCATCGTCAGCTTTTTCAACACGTGCTACTGGAGGATTATAAGCACCTGTTGAGCTATCATAAATCCAGCTTGGGTATTTTCCATAGGGTTGTCTAAATAATTGATCAGCTTCGCTCCATAAAGTTTCACCTAAAGTAGGTGTAACTCCTCTGTAAGAAGGAACACCAGTAGCTACTTCACTACCAACATTACATTTTTTAAAATTTTCTATAGGAAAGCCTGTAAGTACAGCACATCTTTTTGCACCATTTTGCTCAGTATCTCCATCGTAGTCATTACTATCAATTAACATGATTTCTTGAACTACGTTGTTATCATCAATTCTTGCAAATTTTTCTGTTGCCATAATTATCCTACGTAAGTTCCTGAAGACGTAAATGTATGAATTGTGTCACTTCCACTAGTTGCTACACTTCCAGAAGTTGTTTCAGATGAAGATGTTAATCTTCTAATAATAACTATTCCACTTCCACCCGTACCAGGTCCATATCCTCGATTTCCGCCAGCACCGCCGCCTAAACCGTTAGTGCCTCCGTTTCCATTAGGTGTAGAATTACCATTACCTCCGCCGCCAGATCCGCCAGTGCCATTTGAAGGACCAGGTCCCATGCCTCCACCAGCTCCGCCGCCTGCATAAGTTGTTCCAGAACCAGTAATAGAATCTGGGCTTCCAGCTCCTCCAGCTCCACCACTACTTCCACCTGAACTACCGCCATTTTGACCAGCAGGTCCGCCGCCGCCACCAGCTCCACCGCCGCCTTTGTTTGGAATACCTTGAGATGTTGATGCAGAACCATTAGCTCCTTGAGTAGGAGATACAGGGGGTGTATTTCCAGATCCACCAGGGTAAGTAGTTGTACTTTGCCATGCTTGACCTCCGCCAGCTCCCGATCCGCCATTACCTCCTGCTATTGGGGCTGTTTCAGTAGTAACTCCAGCAGCACCACCACCAGCTGATGTAATGGTTGCTAAATCTCCAAAAAAAACAGAACTACCACCTTGTTGACCATCAGATACATAAATTGGACTTTGACCTGTTTCACTAGCAGTACCGCCTGAACCCACAGTAACTGTATAAGATTTACCAGTTGTAACTTGAAAATTTTTAGATGCAACGTTTCGCATTCCGCCGCCGCCAGCTCCACCGCCGCCGCCACCACATCCGCCGCCGCCAGCAACAACTAAATATTGAACGTTGTAAGGCACGCCTGGAATACCACCTGACATGAAACCTAAAGTTTTATATCCGAATTGTGTCATATACTTCTATGCTCCTATTATGCGTCGTTAGCAGAGTCAGTAGTAAAGTATAATTTAATACCTAGTAATCTAGCATCTCCTGTAAATGTGTCACTGCCATCTGCTGCGTCTCTGTAAATTTGAAAAAAAGTTAAATCATTATCAGCTGGAGTTCCTGCAATTGTCATAGCACTACTTGTTCCAGAAACTTGTACGTCTTCTACAGTTCCAATTCCAGCATCAGTAATTTCTTGTGCTGTTCCAAAAACTACGTCTGCAGTATCACTATCACCAGCGCCAACACCTTGTAATCCGAATATACAGTTTCCTGTATTTGTGTTACTTGGAGTCCACCAAAATTGATAAGTAACTGTTCCTAAATTCCATGATTTAGGCATTGCTATAGCAAATTGTGCGTATTCTTTTGTACCTGGATCAAAATCTAAAACTTTTAAATCTGGTCTAGTCGCTGTTGTTTCTACTTGTTGTGCATCAGCTCCATTTGTTTCTGATCCATACATAGCAGAAGAAGGAATCCACATAGTTTCTGTTCCTGCAATTTTAACTGCGGCCGTTCCTGATTTAAGAACTCCTGTTCCTTTAGGATTAATATTTATACCAACATTAGTTTCACCTGTTGCTGATAAAGTTGGTCCATTACCTGTTGAAGCATTAGCTAAAGTAAATTCATTAACTGCAGATCCTGTAGCTGTTAATAAAGCTAATTCATTTCCGTTAGTAT